GCATAGGCATAGATATAAAGATTCTAATATTCAAGACTTACAGAAGGCTGCTTGGTATCTCAACGCCTTAATTAGTCACTATGAAAATTTATAATCTGGATTCTTTCAACTATAATTTGTAAATGTCAAACATTAAAAAAAATATAAACAAAATTAAATTAAGCCAACAAATCAAAGCAGGCAAGTCTAGTAATGATGCTGCAAGAAGCTTTGGTGTATCTCAATCAACCATCATGCGTAAAGCTAAAGAGTACGGGCTTACTTTTAAAACTAAATCTATATGGAGAGTTCTATGATAGAGATAAAAGTCACATCAAATGAAAAAGAGTTGAAGAAGAAGATGAATGTCTTTCAACGCAAACACTTGCCCAAAGCAACTGCTGAAGCATTGAATGCAATAGCTCTAAAGGTTGCTAATGCAGAACGGGCTCAACTACAAAAGAAATTAGATAGACCAACGCCATTCACTATCAAATCAATCAATTACTCTAAAGCTAATGCAAAGCATTTAGATGCAACAATCTTTATAAAAGATATAGCTGCTAAGTATCTCCATTACCCATTGTCAGGTAAAACTGAACACCCAACAAAAAACGCACTTGTACCGGTTTCAGGTGGCGAGGAGATACTTAATAAATTTGGAAACATTACAGGTTTAAAGGGTAAGTCAGCAGCTAAGCCTAAAGGAAGATTCTTTGCGGGCGATTATCTATTTAAGAGAGAGGGCGGCGGTGTAAAACTATTGGCCGTCTGGAAAGATCAAATACAACATACAAAACTAATGGACTTTTTTAAGATTGGTTTTGGGTTGATTAAGAAGAACTATGATCGTGAGCTTGATAGGCAGATCAAGAAGGCTATTAAGAAATGAATATAGCATTAGACTATGACGATACTTACACGCTTGACCCTGCGAGCTGGAATAAAATAATTAATTTATTATTAGACGCAGGACATAATGTTTATTGTGTAACCAAGCGATACGAATCAATAGCAGATGATATTAAAGAAGCAATGGACATACCGATCATCTTCGCATTCAAGTCAAAGCTTGAAGCTGTAAACTCTGCTGGCATTTTTATAGATGTATGGATAGATGATAAGCCGTCGTCTATCATGCCTTATCAAAAACCCTTTAAGAATGCACCTTTCAGAGGGTTTATAAAATGATAGGTTCTTCTGAGCTTCTATACGCACCGAGGGTTGCGATTTCATTTTTTTTGTAGACAAGAAAAAAAGCAATCAAACTTATTAAATATAAAAAATGGCAAATCAGGTAGAACTAGCAAAGCATTTAGGCATGACACCACAATCAGTTTCGGAGCTGGTTAAAAACGGCATTTTCACTGTTAAACAAGGCAGATCGCCAATTGATCTTGATGTTTGTAGAATTGAATACATTAACCATTTAAGAAAGCATGCAGGTCACTTTAAGAAGGCTGGCAATAGTGGAGACATGGTTGAAGAAGCTACCAGACTCAAGAAGTTCCAAGCCGATAAAGCAGAATTAGAAGTTAATCAATTAGAAGCAAAGTTGATACCGGCTGATTTGGTTTTATTGAAATGGAGCAGCGAGGTAACTAATGCCAGTAACCTCCTATCATCTATGGCAACCAGACTTGCATATAGAGTCTTGGGGCTAACGGATGTCAATGAAATAGAAGCTATATTAAAAACTGGCTGTCATGAAACCTTGGAGGAATTATCGAGCAATGGATTACCAGAAGAATATGCAGAACGTGTTGAATCAAGTGCGGAGACTTTGGAAGCCGCCGAGTGATTTAAAGATTTCAGAATGGGCTGACGAATATAGATATCTTTCACCTGAGTCTTCAGCAATAAGCGGTAAATACAGATCAGATTATGCACCATATCAAAAAGAGATCATGGATGTGTTTAATGATCCAAAGATTGAGAAAATAGTCTGGATGAAGAGTGCTCAGGTTGGTGCAACTGAAATATTAAATAACGTAGTAGGCTACTTTATACACATGCAACCTTCGCCAATATTAATTATGCAGCCCACAATCGCGATGGCTCAGGCTTACAGCAAAGAGAAACTGGCCAATATGTTAAGGGACACACCCGTTTTGAATGCAAGAGTGGGCGATAGGAAATCTAAAAATAGCTCTAACACCGTTTTATCTAAAAGATTTATCGGCGGTACTACTTTAAACATGGCTGGCTCTAACAGTGCAGCTTCCTTAGCTAGCAGAAGCATACGTTTATTATGTATCGACGAAGTTGACCGCATGGAAGCCAATGTTTCTGGAGAAGGCGACCCAGTGCTACTTGCGACCAAAAGAACTCAAACTTTTTACAATCGTAAGATATATTTATGCAGCACACCTACTATTAAAGGGCTTTCAAGAATCGAAGCCGCCTTTGAGGAAAGTGATCAGCGCTTTTACTATGTGCCATGTCCAGAATGTAAGACCATGCAAACTTTGAAGTGGTCAAATGTAATTTGGGAAGAGGGTAAACCGGAAGAAGCCATCTATACTTGCGAGAACGCTTGCATCATTAGCGAATCAAAAAAACATTGGATGCTAAAGAATGGAGAGTGGAGGGCGACAAAAGAGACTAAAAAGACTGCTGGCTTCCATTTAAATGAGTTGTATTCTGTCTTTAGCACATGGGGATCAATGGCAGCTAACTTTTTAGAAGCAAGTAAGCAGCCAGAGATGTTAAAAACTTTTATTAATACCTCTCTTGCTGAAACTTGGTCGCCAGAACCAGAAGAAGTCATTGAGCCAGAGGGCTTAATGGCAAGAAGAGAGAGTTATGATGCTAAATCTATTCCTGATGAAGCGTTGGTTCTTACTTGCGGTATTGATGTGCAAAAAAATCGAATAGAGTGTCAGGTTGTTGCTTTTAGCCACCAATATGAAATGTATGTCGTTGAATATAAGATTATCTATGGCAGTACCGGCGATTTAAATGTTTGGAATGACCTAGACCAATATTTGCAAACAAAATTTACAACCGCATCAGGCAGGGAAATAGGAATATCATGCACAACAATTGATTCAGGCTATCAGACCCAGCAAGTGTATTCATTCACTAAAAATAAAAAGGGTAGAAGAATATTTGCTATTAAAGGGCAGTCTGTCGCAGGAAAAAGCGTTGTCAGTAAGCCCACTAAGGCAGGCAAGGACAATACTATTCTTTATCCTGTTGGCAGTGATACTGCAAAAGAAGTTATCTATTCAAGGCTTGCTTCAGAATATGGCTACTCAACCTTGCATTTTCCTTTAACGGTTGATCATGATTATTTTCAACAGCTAACAAGTGAACAGAGATTTGTAAAATTTGTAAAAGGTCGCAAGACTTTAGTCTGGAAACAGATACGCGAAAGAAATGAAGCGCTTGATACAATTTGTTACGCGTTAGCGGCTGCTTACATCTTAAATCCAAATTTTGATCTAATAGAGCAACGCTTATTAACAGGAAATGCTAGCGAGCCAGACCCAAATAGAGTGGGTGAAAGCAAAAATAGCATTAATAGAAGACCCTCAATCAACTTTGCTACGTCTTGGAAAAAATAATATAAAGCTCAAATGTATCATTGACATTTACAAAATGACTAATAGTGTTGTTATTAGATAGATGTAATTACACAATTTGAGGAATTTTGCTTGTCAAACGCTTTTGATTCAGACAATTATCCAACCCAAGTGCCTACCGAGCTAAAACTTGGAGATTACTTTGCGTGGAAAATAAACAATTTAAGTACAGATTATCCAAATTCAGGATATGTCCTATCTTATGAATTTAATTTAATTGATGGCGCAACACCTGCAAACATTACTCTTACGGCTACCAATCTTGGCGCTGACTATAAAGTTGAGGTTGCATCTTCTGTCACCGCAGCTTATACAAAGGGTGAATATAATTGGATTGCTAATATTACTGTCAATGGCAGCAGCAATAGAGTTAAAGTCGGCGAGGGCTTTGTCACCTTACAGGATAATTACGCAGCAACAACGGCTTCAGTAAGAAGTCATGCAAAAATTGTATTAGATTCAATACTTGCAGTCATTGAGAACAGGGCAACTATGGATCAATCATCCATGTCTATTGCCGGAAGGTCTTTATCCAGAATGACAATAGATGAGCTTTTAAAATTTAAAAGCCACTATAAGACCGAATATTTAAAAGAAGTTAAACAAGCAAGAATTTTAAATGGAATGGGTAGCGGAAACACCGTGAAGGTAAGGTTTAAATAATGGCTTGGTACAACAAAATATTCGGTGGCGATAAGCCTAAAGCTAAAAAACGTCAAACTTTTGCAAGAAGTTACCAAGGCGCAAACACTGGCAGGCTGTTTTCAGATTTTAAAGCTAGTTCTACTTCTGCTGATGCTGAGATAAGAGATAACATACGAATTCTAAGGGATAGAGCAAGAGAGTTAGCACGTAACGATGCGTATATCGCAAGATACCTAAATCTTATGGTGTCTAATGTTATCGGTAAGCATGGCATAAGAGTAAGCAGCAAAAGTCGGAATGATAATGGTTCTTTAGACCTTGCTGCTAACCAGCTAATAGAAGCAGCGTTCAAAGACTGGACTAAACTTGGTAATTGCACCACAAACGGCAGACTGTCTTTTTTAGATTGTCAAAAAATATTTATTGAAGGTCTTGCCCGCGATGGTGAAATATTAGTTCGCAAAATAAAAAACAAATCCAAGTATGGCTTCCAACTTCACTTTTTAGAAGCAGACCATCTTGACGAAACAATGAATGAGCCCAGCAAACTTACAGGCAATAAAATTAAAATGGGCGTTGAGGTTGATGAATATGACAAGCCGGTTGCGTATCATTTATACAAAGGACATCCATACGCTAGCGTTTATTTAAATAACAAACAGCACATCAGAGTGCCGGCAGATGAAATCATCCATGTCTATATGCCTAACAGAGCAGAACAGACCAGGGGGGTTACATTCCTAGCTCCTGTAATTGCTAACCTAGCTCAATATTCAGGCTATTTAGAAGCCGAAATAGTTGCAGCCAGAGTAGCATCTTGCACTATGGGTTTTATAACCAGTCCGGATGGTGACGGTTATGTTGGCGATGGAGAACCTACAGATACTTTCAACCCAACAATGACAGCCGAAGCCGGTGTATTCAATCAATTGCCGGCTGGTCACACCGTAGAAACTTGGCAGGCCACCCATCCCACATCAGCGTTTGAATCTTTTACAACAAGCGTGCTAAGAAG